CCATAACAGTAACGGGGACTTTAGTAATAGTGTAATGTCAAAGATAGAAGTAGATGCAATAGATAAACAAAGTGGTTCAACCTTAACTTTAGGTGGATCAGGCACGGCTGTAACTTTAGCGTGCGGAGCTACTCAAACAGGATTTGGTAGAACAGGGACTGTTGATTGGGATACAACTCCAAAGACAACAACATTTAGTGCTGTATCTGGAGATGGGTTTTTTTGTAATACAACAGCTGGAGGATTTACTTGTAACTTACCTGCTGGAGCAGCAGGTGCAATAGTTTCACTTGCAGATTATGCAGGCACTTGGCAAACAAATAATTTAACAGTTTCACCAAATGGTTCAGATAAAATTGGTAGTGTAAATGCAGATGTAGTTTTAAATACAGAAGGTCAATCAGTTACATTTGTATTTGTAGATTCAACACAAGGCTGGATTAATGTTCAAGATTCAACTTCTAATGAAAGAGCTAATGAGTTTATTGTAGCTACAGGTGGAACAACTACTTGTTGTGGAAATTACAAAATTCATACATTCACAGGGCCTGGAACTTTTTCAGTATCTAAAATAGCAGCTTGCGCAGCTAATAATAAGGTAGATTATTTAGTAGTAGCAGGCGGAGGAGGTGGTACAGCTGGAAGTCCGAACACTGCTAAAGGTCACGCAGGTGGTGGAGCAGGTGGTGTAAGATTTTATTTAAATACGACTTGTGCACCAATGTCAGGTGCTCCAGCAGGTCCAAGAAACAATTATCCTTCAGGAACAGAAGTTACAGTAACTGCTACATCATTTCCAATCGCGGTTGGAGGTGGAGGTACAAAAGGATCTCCAACTTATCCAAGTGTTACTAATGGAGTTAATTCAACTTTTTCAACAATAACATCAACAGGTGGTGGTGCTGGTGCAACTACAGGAGGAGGTTCACCTGGTGGATCTGGTGGCGGGGCTGCAAGAGATGGTGGAGCTACTGGTGGAACAGGAAATACTCCTCCCGTATCTCCCTCTCAAGGAAGTAATGGAGGAAATCAACCACAACCATCTGGTAATGCTGGAGCAGGTGGTGGAGGTGGATTTATGGCAGTAGGTGCAAGTTGTACTGGAGCACCACATCCTCAAGACGCTATTTCACCTGGTGGAGCAGGTGGAGGTTTTCCTACTGCTTTTGGTACTTCAGGTGAACCTTCTGGTGGCAAACAATATTTTGGTGGAGGCGGTGGTGCAGGTAGCTATTATCCTCCAGGAACAGCAGGAGCAGGTGGATTAGGTGGTGGAGGCGGTGGCGGTGGCGCTGGTTCACCCGCAGGTTTAGCAGAAGATGGTACAGCCAATACTGGTGGTGGAGGCGGTGGAAATACTTCTACAAATAAAGCTGGAGCAGGCGGCTCTGGTGTAGTAATAATAAGGTATAAATTCCAATAATTATGACAAGTAAAATTAAAGTAAATACAGTAACAACAGAATCAGGGTCTACACTAACATTAGGTGAATCTGGTAAAACAGTAGCAATAGCTTCCGGTGCATCTACAACTGGTATGGGTCGTGCAGGTGCCGTTGATTGGCAAACGTCAATTAAAACAAGTGGTTTTACAGCAGTGTCTGGTGAAGGGTATTTTTGTAATACTACAAGTGGAGGTTTTACACTAACACTCCCTGCATCGCCAAGTTCAGGAGACATTGTAGCGTTTAAAGATTATGCAAATACATTTGATACTGGAAATTTAACAATTGGTAGAAACGGCTCTAATATTGGAGGGCAAGCATTAGATTCAGTTATATCAACAGAAGGTATTGCAGTTACATTAGTATATGCAGATGCAACAAAAGGATGGTTAGTAACTGAGTCAGGTTTACAAGATGAAGCTCCTGGTCCAGAATTTGTAACAGCCACGGGTGGAACTACTATAACATCTGGTAATTTTAAAACACATATTTTTACAGGACCAGGAACTTTTTGTGTTTCTGATGCGGGTAATTCCACAGGTTCAAATACAGTAGATTATTTTGTGGTTGCAGGAGGAGGTGCTGCTACAGGAGATAGAGGTGGTGGTGGAGGTGCAGGTGGTTTTAGACTTTCTAATTCAGTAGGATGCGTTCCTGCTCCCACAATGTCACCATTAGCAAATCCTACAGGTTTACCAGTTTCAGTTCAAGGTTATCCAATTACAGTTGCAGCTGGAGGAACAGCAGCTTCTCCACCTACTGGAGCTGGAGGAAATGGAAGCTCTTCAACTTTTTCAACAATAACATCTACAGGTGGTGGAGGATCAGCAGTCTCAGCTAGTAATACAGGTGGGTCAGGATCTGGTGGTTATTGTGGTTCAGGTGGGGCTGGTAATACTCCCCCTGTAAGTCCCCCTCAAGGTAATCCTGGTGGACTTGGAGCTGGAGCACCTAAACACGGAGCTGGTGGCGGTGGCGGTGCTGGAGCTACAGGTGGTAATGGTACAACTGGTGGAACTGGTGGAACTGGTGGTGCAGGATCATTTTTAGCTGACACAGTTATTGGTCCTACGGCTCCAACTTATGGAACACCAGGACCAGTAAGTTCAACAAGATATTTTGCAGGTGGAGGCGGTGGTTCTGCTTATGGAGATCCAGGACCAATAAATCCAGGTCCAGGTGGGGCTGGAGGAGGTGGTGCTAGTTCTGGTTGTTCACCTAAAACTGGAACTCCGGGAACTGCTAATACTGGCGGTGGCGGTGGAGGTGGAACTCAAAAATCAGGACCTGGAACAGGTGGCACTGGAGGTTCAGGTATAGTAATAATAAGGTATAAATTTCAGTAGGTAGATTATGAGTGAAGTAAAAGTAAATAAAATAAGTCCAAGAACAAATTGTGGTACAGTTCAGTTAGGAGATAGTGGTGACACTATTACGATTCCTGCTGGTGCAACAATCACGAACAATGGAACACAAACAGGTTTTGGTAGAACAGGGACTGTAGATTGGCAGACAGGAGATATTAAAACATCAGACTTTACAGCAGTCAACACACAAGGTTTTTTTGTAGATACGAACGGTGGTGCAGTTGTAGCAACTTTACCAGCAGGTTCTGCTGGTGCAATTATATCTTTTCAAGATTATAGAAATACATTTGATTCACATGGTTTAACAGTTACACCAAATGGTTCAGAAAAAATTAATGGTGGAGAAGGTCCAGTTGTTTTAACTACAGAAGGAGAAGGAATTACTTTAGTTTACATCGATTCAACAGTTGGTTGGAGATCAATTCAAGATAATGTTTTTGCAGACGTAGGTTCAAATTTTGTTTCAGCTACGGGTGGAACAGAGACTACTTCAGGAAATTGCAAAATTCATACGTTTACGGGACCAGGTACTTTTTCAGTTAATTCCATAGCGAGTTGTGCAGCAAACAATGTAGTTTCTTATGTAGTTGTTGCCGGTGGTGGTGGAGCCGGTGGAGACGAAGGCGCTGGCGGCGGTGGAGCTGGTGGTTATAGAGAAGTTAAAAGTCCAGTTACTCCATATACAGCTAGTCCTTTAGATGGTCACCCGTCTGCACCAAACCGAATAACAGTAACAGCTACAGCATTTCCTATAACTGTCGGCGCTGGTGGATCTGGTGGTGTTGCACATCCATCAAAAGCAAAAGGTGATGATGGAAGTGCTTCAATTTTTTCAACGATAACATCTGCAGGTGGAGGTGGTGGAGGATATGGAAATGGACCAAGTCCTGACACAGGTCTTTATGGAAAACCTGGTGGATCCGGTGGAGGATCAGGTGGAAGAATTGGTAGTGGTTGCACTGCAGCTTCAAAAGGAACAGGTAATACCCCTCCAACAACTCCCGCTCAAGGAAACCCAGGTGGTGCATCTAAAACTTGTACATCAAATTCAGCTGATGCTGGAGGCGGTGGTGGTGGAGCTGGTGCTGCAGGTTCAAATGGTGCTAATCCAACTGGACCTGGAGGAGCAGGTGGAGCAGGAGTTACATCAGAAATTACAGCATCTCCAGTAGCAAGAGCTGGTGGAGGAGGCGGTGGTGGTAACGCACCAACAAGTGCACCTGGAGGAGCTGGTGGATCCGGTGGTGGTGGTGCTGGTGGTCCAGGTAGTTTGGTTGGATCAGCTGGAACGGCCAATACTGGTGGTGGTGGTGGAGGACCAGGAACTGCGCCTGCGCCTACGGCTCTAGGTGGTAATGGTGGATCAGGTATAGTGATAATAAGATATAAATTTCAATAGTTGAATGGTATTTAAAATTAATATATAAGGAGAAATATTATGGCACATTTTGCAAAACTAGGATCAAACGGAAAAGTCATCCAAGTGTTAACTATGGATAATGATAAGATGTTAAACGCTGATGGTGTTGAAGATGAGTCAGTAGGTCAACAATATTTAGAAACACATAATAATTGGCCTGCACAGATGTGGATTCAAACATCTTATAACACTATAAATAATACACATAAATCTGGCGATAACTCAAAAGCATTTAGAGGAAACTACGCAGGCATAGGTTTTGAATGGGATGAGGATAATAATATTTTTTGGCCTAAAAAACCTTTTGCATCTTGGGTAAAAGATACTACAACTGCTCAATGGCAATCACCAATAGGTCCTGCACCTGAACTAACTGATGAACAAAAAGCACAAAACGAAAAACCAGATGCTGATACACCTGCAACTCATATGTGGTCTTACGTATGGAATGAAGCTGGACAGACTTGGGACTTGACAGACCATAAAGCATAAATTAAAAAGGTATGTGGTATGCAAAAGAAAGTATTATCTGAAATAGCATTATATTATGGTGATGTGGCAATGCCTAAAGATTGGGACATTGACCGAAATAAATTACAAGAAGACATTTTAAAATCACAAATTACAGATTCACCTTTTCCATTTTCTCGAACATTTGATATGTTAAATACTTACATGAGAGATCATGTAAATCTAGAGCATGGATTTACTTTAGTTAACAAAGAAACGTGGGGCAATATATATAAGCCTCAAGAGACTACAATTCCATTACTTAATATAGATCCAGTAGATCTACGAAACTCACCAGATTATACATTACTTTATGGTGTAAAAGTCAAAGACTGTATGGTCAGAATACATTATGAAGATAATAGACGTAAGGGTAGATCTTGGGATATACTATTAGAAAATAATATGTTTATTATGTTTCCATCAACTAATATGTATTATTTAACTAACAATCAAAAGGATAGTTTGAATTTTGTACAGACTATAACGTATGAATATATCTAATCATTATTGGTATTTTAGTGGTGTGTTGACACCTAGATTCTGTGACGATGTTATAGAATATGCATTGCAGCAGAAAGAAACAATGGCAATTACTGGTGGTTATGGAAGAGAAAGAGATTTAGATAAAAAGCCATTGAACAAAGAAGAAATAAAAGATTTAAAAAGAAAAAGAAATTCTGATTTGGTGTGGCTCAATGATACTTGGATATACAAAGAATTACATCCATACGTTCACGAAGCAAACAAAGCAGCTGGTTGGAATTATGATTGGGAAAGAAGTGAGTCTTGTCAATTTACAAAATACAAGTTAAATCAATATTACGATTGGCATTGTGATAGTTGGGACAAACCTTATGATAAGCCAGATACACCAGAACATGGAAAAATTAGAAAACTATCCATGACTTGTCAATTAACAGACGGATCAGAATACCAAGGTGGTGAATTAGAATTTGATTTTAGAAACTATGATCCACACATGAGAGACGAATCAAAACATAGAATACAATGTAAAGAGATACTACCAAAAGGATCTATTATTGTATTTCCTAGTTTTGTGTGGCATAGAGTTAAACCAGTAACATCAGGCACAAGATATAGTCTTGTGGTATGGCATTTAGGGAGGCCTTTTAGATAATGTTTATAAATAATTATTTTTCAACTGTGATATGGAGCGAGGAAAAACCAGAGTTTGTTAAATCACTAAACAAAGCAAGTAATAAATATATTAAAGATGCAAGAACAAGAGAAAAAGAATATATAAAAAAATATGGTGACTTTGGAAGATCATATCATTCAACACCACTTACAGCTGACAATGATTTTTTAGATTTTAGAAATTACATAGGTCAAAAATCCTGGGAGTATTTAGATCATCAGGGCTATGACATGTCACAATACTCAACCATGTTTAGTGAGATGTGGGTGCAAGAGTTTGCTAAAAAAGGTGGTGGTCATCACTCAGCACATATACATTGGAATCAACATGTATCAGGTTTTTATTTTTTAAAGTGTAGTGATAAAACATCTTATCCTGTATTTCATGAACCAAAGACCGGGGCAAGGACAACAAAATTAAAAATGAAACCAGATTTAAAAGGTGTGTGGCCAGGTCACGAACAATTTCATATGAAACCAAAACCAGGCACATTAATTATATTTCCAGGTTATCTAGAACATGAGTATGCGGTAGACTTTGGAATAGAACCTTTTAGATTTATACATTGGAATATACAGGCTGTACCGAAAGAGATGGCAAAAGATGTTTAAGAAAAATAAATACACAGTAATCAGAAAAGCCATATCAGAAGACCTGGCAGTTTTTATTGCAAATTATTTTAGGATGCAAAGACAGGTTTATGATACCTGTCGTCAAGCCAGATACTTCTCACCATTTGAGAATATAATAGGTCACTACGAAGGAGCTGATGAACAGATTCCTGGCACTTATTCTCAATATGCAAACATGGCCATGGAGACTTTGATGTTAAAGTGTCAACCGATAATGGAGAAGGCTACAGGATTAAAATTAGATCCTAATTACACTTATGCAAGAATATATAAAAAAGGTGATGAACTTAAAAGACACAAGGATAGATTCTCCTGTGAGATATCTACCACCATGAATCTTGGTGGTAATGATTGGCCTATATATCTGAGCCCTAATGAGAATGTTGGTGCACCAGATGGTAAGAATATTACAACGGCTAGCAACGCAAAAGGAATAAAAATTGATTTAAAACCTGGAGATATGTTAGTTTACAGAGGTATAGAATTAGAACATTGGAGAGAAAAATTCAAAGGCAAAGAATGTGTGCAGGTTTTTTTGCATTATAACAATCGTAAGACACCGGGGGCTAAGGATAACATGTTCGACAAACGTCCACATTTAGGTCTTCCTTCCTGGTTCAAACGATGATATAATTCTTAGATGGAGGCACGGCACCACCACATACCCCGTGTCTCCTTTTAAGGACATTTATGAATTTAGGTTTTGACGCAATATCACAATTTCCCATATCGCAAGTAGCGGCGGACAATTTAGTAACTCTTACAGTCACAGGCAACAATCTAGTTGCTAGTATTGGTAATCCAGATATTGCAGCCGACGCGGTTCAACAAAACATAAATCCAAATAAATTAACACTTGGTGTTGGAACAGTAACACTAGTTGGTAATGCTAATGTTACTGCTGCTAAAAATGTAATGACCCTT